GTCGGCCGTGTCATGCTGCGTTCCTCGTTCGGTCCGCGGGGCGCCAATGTTCGCATTTTCCGCCTGGAAGATAATCATCCATGTTGGTCGCAATAGAAACATAGACCAGTTCCCAGTAGTCTGTCGTATCATCGAGGTCATTGATGCAATGGTCGGCATTCTCAAACCCAGATGTGGCGAGCCAATGCTCTCCCATGTTGACGACTTCATCGACTAAGTCTAGTGCTAGGGTGCGGTAGTTTGTATCAGTCATGATGTTCTCCGTGGTTGTCTGTTGGTGGGATCTCTCCCAGGTGAAGAGAATACCATGCCGGCGGGTTGGCGTCTACTGATATTGGTACGGGACACACGCACGGCGTCGTTCTGGTTTGAACTGAGATGGTGAGAAAGAGATGATAGGATTCCCCAGGCGGCGAGCTCCAGGCGGTGCGGATCCGCAGATCTTCGAGGTCCTCGAGCTCCTGGAAGCGTCGGATCTTCAAAAAAACTTAGGCGGCCGTGCTCCTGGCGCCAGGATCGGTTGAGCAGCCGTGGCGCGAATCTTAAATTTTGACGTAATTCGCCAGGCTGAACGTTAAATTATTCGCCTGCGAACGCGAACGATTCGCATTCACGCCGCCCCATAGATGACGCGACTTGTCGCGACATTAGATGCTGTTGCTGTTGCTGTTAGACCCCCCATTTACAATTACCTTTCCCTTTATATTGTCTCCACAAACCGGAGGGGTAACATCTACTATATAAGAGAACGCTGATATGGCTAATAAGAGGAAAGCAAGGTAATGGCTCAGGACGTGTACGAATACATAAGACGCTACCTGGCTAGGGGTGGGGGGTAAAAATGCGACCACGGGCAATACAGGGCGTCTGAATGACTATGCTTCCGGGGGGTGGTTTCTACAGAGGGCTCTTAGAGGTCCCTGAGTACCAGGAATATGCCGCTGGCAAGGAGCGTAAGAGAAAGGAAGCCAAGGCCGCTGAGATTGAGAATTACGAGAGGAAGATGCAATCTACCTATGGCCCGGAATACTACCGGGGGATGTCTGGACAGACAGATCCTTTAGTCGGTATGTTACTTGGGGGGGAGAGGCCGGATAGCCCACCTGTTGCGCCAGCAGACTTCTGGCCTGGAAGTGCCGCAGTGAAGGCGGGTGTGACAAAGGGCTTAGGACTCTTATCCACTATACCAGCAGCGTTGTGGTGGAATCAGGCCAGGAAACGACCCGTTCAGCCTGGTACTTTAAGTCACTTAACATCGCACGGAACCCCCAATACCTGGCCACCCGAACCGGGCTATCCTGAAGGAAGGCCAAGGCTGGGAGCGGCAACAGGTCAGGGTGCCGCCATGTACGGTAAGGGCCTCTATGTAGCAGAGGCTGATGGAGTGGCCAGGGAGATGTTCGACCAACTGTCTGACCAGCATCCCAGAATTATACGGAGCGAGGCAGGTGAAATGGAGCTCACGCCCTGGAGGGTCGGGCAGCTGGAGGGGAATCCCGATGCTGTCACTGCTTTAGGGGATGAAATGCAGCGCAACCTGGATGATATAACCTCCAGGATATTTAAGCCTAAAAATGAATTTGATGTGTCATACCGGCCCGAGTTGGAGAAAAACTACTTGAGGCAGCTCAAGAAGCTCGAGGACTATAAACAGGTTACCGGCTACGGGACAGATGATCTGCTAAAGTTGGAATTCCCTAGAAAGGGTGGGGTTTACCGCTTGGACATACCAGATGAGGTCGTCCCTGATCTGCTGGATCTGGACAAGGGACTTGACCAGCAACTCCCGGCTGTACAGGAGCGGTTAAACAAAGTTCTAAAGGAATTTGATCCTTATGACATAAGTAAATGGCCTCAAGAGAGCCCAGAGACATGGGCGCTGGCAGCGTCCTCCTCTACGGCACCTGTTCAAACTGGGACGTACTACAAGGCGCTCCGTCTGGCTATAGGCGACGACGAGGCAGCTAGGTTACTGGAAGAAGTCGGCATACCTGGGGTGAAGTATTTGGACGCAGGCTCCAGGGCAGCGGGAGAGGGGACACGCAATTTCGCTATCTTTGCTGAAGACGTATTAAAGAGGATAAAAGTATTAGGGATTGATCCATGAAAACACCAAAACAGGAAGCCTTCATAGAAGCATACTGCCTTACAGGCAATGCGAAGAAGTCTGCTATTATGGCGGGTTACTCGGAGAAGACCGCCAAACAGAAGGGCCATGAACTGAAGAATCAGTTCTCAGACGAGATACGACGGCAGATAGAGAAGAATGTCCTGGATGCTGCGCCTATAGCACTGGCTGCTATGCGTAATCTGGCAGAAGAAGCCGCCTCAGAGACCGTCAGGCTGGCTGCGAACAAGGATTTGCTCGATAGGGCTGGTTTGAAGCCCACAGAGCGGGTTGAACAGAAGATCTCGCATGTGGAACATGCCTCTACAGATGAATTGAAGAGAGAACTGGATGCTCTGGTTGGATCGGAGGATATTGACGAGATTCCTGAGCGTTTGAACTGATGGCTGGAAGAATACCAGGGCAGTTCAGGAATCCGCCTTCATGGATGAAAAGGGCATTGAATCCGAAAACTCCGACAACCAAGAAGAACGAAACGATCAAAACTCGTTCCGTGGAGCACAATGGTAAGGAAATCCTCTTCCCCACTATAAGGATGGGCAGAGATGGGAAGTTTCGTAAAAGCGGTTATAAAGAAGCTGTCAGGCGTAGAGATTATATGACCTTTGACAACCCTGATGCTGCAACGAAGTTCTCAAAGCGACTAAGCCGAATGATAAGCCATGCACGAAAAGGGAGTAACTGATGTCTCCAGAGGAAGAGTTCTACATAAGGCATAAGTGGAACGGCAGGCTCGGCATTACAGGGGACCAGTGGGTAGAACTGCTACAGAGGAACGAGGAGTTAGACCTTCCCTGGAGCGCACCAGGAGGGGAGAGGCAGGCTGCTTCAAGGGCTAAAACAGATGATCTTATGCAGACTCTGCCGGAAGATCCTTCCTGGCTTAAAAAGGTGGCGATGTCTGGACTAGCTACCTTGTATCAAGGGTTTCAAGGAGCCAAGAACCTACAGGACCCTGATGTAGGGCTATTGGACTATTCCCCTAACTGGGCGGATTTCAAGGGTAATCTCTCCAGCATATGGAACTATAAAAGGAAGAAGAGGGGCGATTGATGCCAATACAGCGGTGTAAACTGAAGAGCGGTAAACAGGGCTGGAAATGGGGTAAGAATGGTAAATGCTACTCCTCGAAAGCCTCGGTTAAAAAACAGATGGGGGCCATATATGCAAGTGGCTACAAGGGACGGTCTAGAAAAAGCGGTTGAGATAGCGAGAGAGCTCCGAAAGAGAGAACGCTTCAACCGAATAGAATTCTACGATCCCTACCCCTACCAGAGAAAGTTTCACGATACAGGAGAGTATGCCAATCAGAGATTGCTGATGGCTGCTAACCGTATAGGCAAGAGTTATTGCGGTTCTGCTGAAATGTCGTTCCACCTCACCGGACTGTACCCGGACTGGTGGAAAGGAAGAAGGTACAGACAGCCTATTACGGCGTGGGCTGGAGGAGTCTCCAACGAGACCACTAGAGACATCGTTCAGCATGAACTTTTGGGTTCCCCAGACGACCCGGAAGCGTTTGGTTCCGGTACTATACCGAAAAACTACATAATAAAGACCGAAAGAAAACCGGGAGTCCCTAACGCTAAAAGCATGGCCCTTATTCGTCATGTAAGTGGGGGGAACTCTTCTTTATTCTTCAAAGCCTATGAAATGGGGCAGGAGAAGTGGCAGGGAAGGTCCGTAGACTGCATCTGGCTCGATGAGGAGCCGCCACGGGACATATACTCCCAGGCGGTAACCAGAACTCTGGATAGAAGGGGCATGGTGTACATGACGTTCACCCCTGAGAATGGGATGACCGAAACCGTAGCCTCTTTTATGAACAACCTGAAACCAGGCCAATCCCTTGATAACGCCACCTGGGATGACGCTACAGAGTCTGTTAGGAGCATGAAAGGCAACTCCGGGCACCTAAATCAGGGTGTTATGGAGCAGATACTGGCCTCATACAGCCCACATGAGCGTGAAATGAGGCGCTATGGCCGTCCTTCTATAGGCTCAGGACTCGTATTTCCTATAATGGAAGAGAAGATCATAATAGATCCTTTTCCGATACCAAGCCATTGGCCGCGAATATGCGGGATTGATTTCGGGTTCGATCACCCCACAGCCTGTATTTGGGCCGCTTGGGACAGAGAAGAGGACGAGTATTACATTTATGACTGCTACAGACAGGCTAAAGCCCCGCCAGCGGTTCATGCTCAGAATATACGGAATAGGCCCAGCTTTATCCCCGTTGCTTGGCCCCATGACGGCAATAGACGAGATTCTATGGGTAATCCTGGTCTAGCTGACCAGTATAGGAGCCTGGGATGCAACATGCTACCATTCATCTTTGAAAACCCGCCTGCTCTAGGTGAAAAGAAGGGTGGAAACTCCATTGAAGAGGGTATTATGTTCATCTTACAGCGGATGGAGGACGAAAAGTTCCATGTTTTCGCCACCTTGTCTGATTGGTGGGAAGAATTCAGGATGTACCACAGAAAGGAGGGTAAGATAGTCCCTCTGAACGACGATTTAATGTCAGCGACACGCTATGCGATAATGTCGATGCGTTTTGCTGTTTCAGGAGAAGATAAAACCTGGACTAAGGACCTACACTATAGGGAATACGGAATAGTTTAATGGCAAGAGAAAAGATAACTGAAGAAGAGTTAGTCGGCAGAATAGACCAGGAAATTACGGATTCTCTTGGGTATGGGGGAGATTTGTCTCTTCAACGCGAAAGAGCCATGGAATACTACTATGGAGAGCTTTTTGGCAATGAAGTTGATGGACGTTCCCAATTCGTCGATTCTACAGTGCAGGACACCATAGAATGGATAAAACCCGCTCTGATGCGTATATTTGCCTCTGGGGATCAGATGGTGACCTTCAATCCCGTAGGTCCCGAGGATGTAGCATCCGCTAAACAGGCAACCGACTACATAAACCACGTCTTTATGAAAGACAATCCCGGCTGGGAGATTCTCTACTCCTGGTTTACTGACGCTCTTCTACAGAAGAACGGTATTATAAAGGTCTGGTGGGACGAAACAGAGGAATGGAACAGGGAGGAATACAAGGGTCTTGATGAGATGGAGTTACAAGCCCTTGTGACTGACCCCAGAGTAGAGGTTTTAGAGCACACTTCTCCTGGTATGGAGTCTGACGGTACTTATGGTGAAGGGTCTAACGAAGGCCACCACGTTGTCATAACAAGAGATATGAGCCTGGGCAGGGTGCATGTAGAGAATGTACCCCCGGATGAATTCCTCATAGCAAGGATGTCTAAGACTATCCAGGACTCCAGGTTCGTCTGTCACAGGGTAAAGAAGACCTTAACCGAATTAAGGGAGATGTACGGAGACATAGATCCAGAGGATCTGACTGGCGGCACTTACGGAGAACTTGATTACAGCGCAGAGAATCAGGCTCGTTACAGATATGATGAATCTGGTTACATGGGTTTTGGGCAGGAGGAGCTCTACGGAACAGACGATTCGATGCGGGAGTATTGGCTACATGAAGCATTCATACGTGTAGACTACGACGGGGACGGCATTGCAGAGCTCAGGAAGGTTTGCCTGGTAGGCAGCAAGGTTCTCGCCAATGAAGAGGTTGACAGTATACCGTTCGTATCCTTAACGCCTATAAAGATCCCGCACAAGTTCTTTGGCTTGTCGGTTGCAGACCTCACTATGGATCTTCAATTGATTAAGTCCACGTTGATGCGTAATCTCATGGATAACATGTACAACCAGAACTTTGGCAGGTACGCTGTCCTCGAAGGCCAAGCGAACCTAGACGACCTTCTGACACAACGTCCGGGAGGGGTGGTCAGAGTGAAGTCTCCCAATGCCGTAATGCCTCTGGCCACTCCCCCACTTCAAAACTACTCATTCCAGATGCTCCAGTATCTGGACAGTATAAGAGAGCAGAGATCCGGGGTAAGCAGCAGCACGCAAGGGCTAAACGCAGATGCTCTGAAAAGCCATACTACGGCTACGGCTGTAGCGCAGGTAATGACAGCTGCTCAGGCAAGGGTTGAGCTCATTGCTCGTAATTTTGCAGAGACCGGTGTTAAGGAACTGATGAACGTTATTTACGAGCTTGTTCAGAAGAACCAGGACAAGCAGAGAGTAGTCATGCTTAACAACGAGTGGGTCCCGGTACGTCCCGATATGTGGCGAGACAAAATGGATTGCTCGGTATCAGTTGGCCTTGGGCACGGTAACCGTGATCAGCAGCTGATGCACTTGACCACAATGATGCAGTTTGCTACTCAGGCAATGTCTGGAGGGCTGAACATCGTGACAGAACAGAATCTGTACAACATGGGAGCCGCACTCATAAAGAACATGGGCTTTCAGAATGTACAGGACTTCCTGACTGATCCACAGCAGGCCCCTCAGAAGGGCAATCCTGACGAGGAGATGAAGCAGGCAGAGTTACAGCTGAAGAAGGGAGAGCTGGATGTGAAGATAGCTGAAACTCAGATAAAGCAACAGAAGCTCCAAATGGAGGCTGCTGAAGCGCAGGTAAATGCTCAATTGAAGATGGCGGAACTTCAGCTTGAGCGTGAGCAGAAACGACCGGTGGCCATAGGAGATACATGAGCGACGAACTAAGAGAAACTCACGCAAAAAGATTATTGGAAGACAAGCTGTTTATTGAGTCTTTCGATGTGTTGAAAACAGATTTAATGAACCGCTGGAATGCTAGTGGTTCGACAGAGCTTGAAGCCAGGGAGTCTATCTGGCTTGCAATGAGACTGCTCGACAGGATTCATGGCCATATATCGTCCATAGTGGAAACTGGGCGCATGGACAAGATGATGTCTGAGCAACACCCATTTATTTAAGGAGAAACAAAAAATGGCGGATACGCAAAGTGCTGTAGTGAAGAGTGGTTACGGCGAAGCCCCGCATGTAGTAAGCGATGATAATAGTATGCAGGAAGCAGAAGAGGCAATCCTGAAGATGCTGGTCCCGGAAGCGGAAACACCAGAATCTGAGGAAGCCAAACCTACGGAAGAGGAAGAGTCTCAACCCGAAGAGGAAGACGAATCATTGGAAGAGGAGCCTGAAGAATCCGAAGAGGAGGAAGAAGGCACTGACGACCCATCAGAAGAAGAAGAGGACCTTCTTTACGCTGTCACCGTAAATGGTGAAGAGCAGGAAGTAACCCTCGATGAGCTTATGAAGGGATATTCAAGACAGTCAGATTATACGCGAAAAACGCAAGAGATTTCCGAACAACGGAAGGAAGCTGAGGCCGTTTCACAGAAGTATGCGGCTGAGATGAATCAGATTCGGAATGAACGACAAGAGTACATGCAAACCCTTCAAAACATCATTGATAACTCCGGTCAACAGTTTGACCAGTTTGTAGATGTTGATTGGGACAGTTTGCGAGAGACCAACCCGATTGAGTATGTTACGAAACGCGAGGAATACCGCGAGATACAAGAGCGTATCCAAGGTATGCAGCGTCAACAAGAGGAAGTACAGAAAAAGCAATCCCAAGATTCCCAGCAATTGCACTCTCAGACCTTAGAAAGGGAGCACCAGCTTATGGTTGATGCGTTACCTGAATGGGGTGATCCAGAAAAGCAGCGTGAGATTGGTTTGGGGTTACGGTCCTATGCTAAAGACCAGGGATTTGCCGATCAGGAGATTTCTAGCTTGGTTGACCATCGCTCGTTAATCGTACTCAGAAAAGCTATGCTTTACGACCAGCTAAATTCGTCAGATGTTAAGTCGAAGAAGCTGAAGAACAAGCCTAGAGTTGTGAGGTCGGGAAAAGGTGCTCGCAAAGATGATGAGAAGAAAAGCACTCGTACTAAAACAATGAAACGTCTCCGACAAACCGGC